TCTGATGCCTGGTGTGGTGGAAGGTGAGTCTGTTGGGATGCTTGGCGGTCCAATCAAGCCGCAAGCACCAGTTTCCCCGATTGGGTTTTACTCAGCAGCCGAGCAAGCAGCATTGTCCTTGCCCCGTAAGTCAGGCACTGGTGATGCTTTCTTGAATGATTTGATGAAGGGGCAAGACGTTAAGAAAGATGAGCTGTCCTGGATGGGGTTAGATGACTATCTGAAGGGTAAGCCCAATGTGACCCGGCAAGAGGTGCAAGACTACATTGCTGGCAATAGGGTTGATGTGCAAGAGAGGCAGCTGGGTGGAGTTTTAAGCCCAGAAATGCAAACGACAAGAGATGCGTTACATGATAATTACAGGGGGCTTGTTGACAATATTGCGGATGCTAAATCTCAGTTTGAAGAAGGAAAAATCTCCTATGCACAGTTGAGAAATACTGTTTCAAACAATCAGATTCAAATACAAGCACTTGATACACAAATAAACGAAATCAATAAAACGATACCGTCTACCAAATACGAGCGTTACCAACTACCTGGCGGCGAGAACTACCGTGAGATATTGCTGACCTTGCCAGCTAACTCAAGTAAAGCTGAACAGACATATATAAGACTTGGTGATTTAACAAGACCATTGACAGAATCAGAACTATTGGAATATAGAAATGCAAGGGACGCTTTTAAAAAAGAAACAGTAGAAAATTCAAAGACCTATCGCTCCTCTCACTTCAACGAACCCAACATCTTGGCGCACATGAGGGTCAATGACCGCATTGATGCTGATGGCAAGAAAATGCTATTGATTGAGGAGGTGCAATCCGATTGGCATCAAGCTGGTAAGGTGGAAGGGTACGCAAGCAAAGAAACTAAGCGTTTAAAAGGAACAGTGGAGGAACAACCATCAGATTTTGGATTTCAAACTGATTACAAAGTAGTTTGGGAAGATGGCACTTTTTCTGGTGGTTATGGAAGCAAAGAAATTGCCCAAGAAGTTGCAGCCGCAGGTAAAAGTAATTCAAAGTCTGGCGTACCAGACGCACCCTTCAAAGGCACCTGGCATCAACTGGCGCTGAAACGGGCGCTGAAGTACGCTGCTGACAATGGCTATGACCGAGTTGGCCTGACAACAGGTAGGCAGCAGGCAGAGCGTTATAACTTGAGCAAGCATGTACAAGATTTAACTTTGCATGGGACTGGCGACAATTTGCGTTTGTCTGCAACAGCCGCAGACGGAAGAAATAAAGTTATTGACATGCAACATGTCACCCCAGAAACTTTGCCAAACTACATAGGTAAAGAAGCAGCACAAAAGCTGTTGTCACAGCCAGAACCAAATATTAACAATCCGTATGCGACAAGAAATTTATTTGGCCTTGACCTTCAAATTGGCGGCGAAGGCATGAAGAAATACTACGATGAGATTTACCCAGCGTTCCTGGAAAAGCAAGGCAAGAAGTACAACGCCAAGACGGGCGAGACAAGAATAAAAACGGGTAAAAATTTACAAGACGAAGATTTTGTCGGTGCAGAGCAAAGAATTCTAGAGGCATTGGGTGACTATGGTGAGCGAGGGTATAAGACAACTGACAATAGGTTTTTTGATACTTATGCAGATGCAGTTTCACATGAAAAGAAAATAAGTTCAAAAGACCTATTTGATGCGCCAATCCGCTACATTGACATTAGCCCTGAGATGCGTGGCGGTGTTAAGAAAGGCCAGCCGCTGTTTACAGCTGCACCGATTGGCGGCATTGGCCTAGGGGCCGGGACGCAGGACAATGAGATGCCTGATGCCGTGCGACAATACATGGCAGACCCCCGTTATTCCGACCCGTTTGCTGATACCACAAGGTGAACTATGGCAAAACTTGATCAAAACGAGTTTGATGAACCTTCGCAAGAGGATAAAGACCTGACTGCGTTTGTCACCGAGCATTGCGACCGCTGGCGCGACTACCGAAACGCTAATTTCCTTGAGTCTTACCTGGAATATGAGCGTATTTTCCGAGGTCAGTGGGCAGCAGAGGACAAAACACGGGAATCCGAGCGCAGCCGCATCGTCACCCCTGCCACTCAGCAGGCCGTGGAGACAAGGCACGCTGAGATCATGGAGGCCATCTTCGGTCAGGGCGAGTTTTTCGACATTACCGACGATCTCAGGGACGTAAACAACAACCCAATTGACGTTTCGATGCTCAAAGCGCAGATGATGGAGGATTTCAAGCTAGACAAGATACGAAAGTCCATTGATCAGATTGAGTTGATGGCTGAAATCTACGGAACTGGAATTGGCGAGATCATTGTCAAGCAAGAAAAGACGTTTATTGCCGCAACCAGGTCAGTTCCAGGCCAAACCGCTGCTGCCATTGGGGTAATGGAGGGTGAGCGCACAGCAGTGAAGATTGTTCCGATCAACCCCAAGAATTTCCTGTTTGACCCCAACGGGACATCAATTGATGACTGCATGGGCGTGGCAATTGAGAAGTACATCAGCATCCACAAGGTGGTCGAGGGCATTGAGAAGGGGATTTACCGCAAGGTGAACATCACCCCGACCTATGAGGACACCGACCTGGAGCCAACTCAGGAAATCAGCCAGTACCAGGATGAGAAGGTGCTGCTGTTGACCTACTATGGCCTGGTGCCGAGGGAGATGCTGGACAAGAAAGACGAGGAGATCGTTGATTTGTTCCCCGAGCAGTCAGCCGCCGACGAGTACAGCAACATGGTCGAGGCCATTGTGGTGATTGCCAATGATGGGATGCTGCTCAAGGCCGAGGCCAACCCTTACATGATGCGGGACCGCCCGGTAATCAGCTACCAGGATGACACTGTTCCCAACCGCCTGCTGGGGCGCGGGACCGTGGAGAAAGCCTTCAATATGCAGAAGGCGATTGACGCCCAAGTCAGGTCACACCTCGACAGCCTGGCGTTGACAACATCACCAATGATGGCGATGGACGCCACCAGGTTGCCCCGTGGCGCCAAGTTTGAAGTGAAGCCAGGCAAGGCTTTGCTGGTGAACGGCAACCCAAGCGAGATTCTGTTCCCATTCAAGTTTGGCGAGACAAGTCTCAACAACCTCAACACCGCCAAGGAGTTTGAGAGGATGCTGTTGCAGTCCACTGGCACTTTGGATTCGCAGGGCGTTGTGAGCCAGCAGGCCCGTGATGGCGGCAATATGAACATGGCGGTTGCGACGATCATCAAGAAGTACAAGCGTACCCTGGTGAACTTTCAAGAGGACTTCCTGATACCTTTCATTGAGAAGGCTGCATATCGGTTTATGCAGTTTGACCCCGAGCGTTACCCATCAGTGGATATGAAGTTCATACCGACTGCGACATTGGGCATCATTGCGCGAGAGCATGAGCAGCAGCAGTTCATTGGTCTGTTGCAGACTTTGGGGCCAAACACCCCTGTCCTGCCGTTGATACTCAAAGGCATCCTCAACAACTCCAGCCTGACCAACAGGTTTGAGTTGATGGCGGCACTTGACCAGATGAGCCAGCCTGACCCGAACGCTCAACAGAAGGCCATGATGCAAGAGCAGCTACAGATGCAGGCAGCACAGGCTGAGATTGCGGTAAACACCACCCGGGCCGAGCAGAACCGCGCAGAGGCGCAGAAGCTGATGACCGAGGCGCAGTTGATGCCTGCTGAAGTCCAGGCCAAGATGAGCGCCAGCCTGACCAAGAACCTGCCAAACGAAGACTCAGCAAACGCAAAAGAGTTTGACAAGCGCGTCAAGATTGCTGAACTGATGCTCAAAGAAGCAGATATGAAGAACAAAAGCAAGATGGTTGAGCTGCAAATGAGCAACGCCAAGAGCAATGTGGTTGATATGGAAAACCAGTTTCTTGAGAAACTAGCAACGGAGTTGAACTATGGCAATCGATAAAATCTTCAACGATGCCAATGTTGATGGCATTGCCGACAACATCTTTGGTGCTGTCAACAACTCTGTGTCCGAGGTCAAGCAGATGCAGCAGCGCAAGGCTGCTGAGAATGTGCAGATGGTGGTTGAGGCGTTCAAGAAGATTGAAACCAACATCACCGAGAAGTTTGACAACGTCACCGATGTGATTGAAAAGCGAGTCCTGACCATCAAAGA